CACCGCTATGCACAAACCTAGTCAGGGCCACAACAATCATAGACACAAGTGGGTTTGAGCGTGTAACCACCACTCGCATGTACGCAATGCCAACATTTATCTTTCCAATTTGTCTTCTTCAGCACTTATTCTTTCACGCAATTTCTCATATAATTCTTCATTCTTTTTGTAATCTATCTCATTCATTGTATGCATTCCCACACTTATCTCTCGCAATTTACGTACATATTCGAGTCTTTCTGTATGAGAATAATCATCTGTTGACATTGCGAGCACTTCATGTATCTTCCTTATCGGTTTACTTACCTGTAACAGTTTCTTATTATTATACTCTTTATTCTCTGTTGAATGTAGAAATCTTATTCTACCTGCTACATTTTCTTCTCTCACAACTACCTCGTCTATTAATTTGAAAGTTAATTGCCAAAACTTTGCCATCAACTGATATTCACTTCTGCTATATGTGAATGTCTTTGTTCTTAATCCATCCCTTAAATGATTGAATTCACTTAGTTTCACTCTAGCTTTTCCTTCTCCACGTATGTGCTTTATGCTTTTGGAGTCATTAATCAGGCATATTAACATCAAGCATTGCAACTCGCTCTCATACTTCTTGATAAATTCATATCTCGCTTCTCCCGTATTCCTCGTTAAATCTACTAGAAATGCTATCCAATTCCAAGCTGCTATATCTCTCGCTAATGTTCTTAGTTCGGTAAACTCATCACTTAGTATCACATCATATCCTACTACTCCATGTGTCTCTACTCCGTTCATCATAACCGCTAAGTTTTCCATCACTCTCATTGCATCTACTACATCATTTGGTCTTTTTGCATTAATCAGTTGTACGTAGTGATTAACAAATGGCATGTAATCTGCCTCCTCTATAATATTACTTCCCCTTGGTATCATCGTATTTATCCATCCTGTTTGTGTCATATAAGGTTTTGTCTCTGAAGTTACAATGTTATTTAGAACTCTAATTAACACAAAATCAGTGTCCGTTATTGTAGGTGGTGTAATCACATTTGACATTATTTCATTTCCAACATTTACAGAATATATTCTTGTTGCTTTTCTATCCACAACACTGGCCCCCACGTCTATTCCCCTGTAGATTAGGTGCGTATTTTCGATTTCTTCACCATCCAATGTGTTTATAAATTCTTCAGCTGTTATTCTATTTCTACCTATTCGGAAACCTGCTATTGACCTCTGCGTATACCTGTCATCCATCTTGTTGTATAGCGAT